GAAGATCCAGCTGGCAAAGCTAGTTACTACGCCCACTAGCTTTTGGAAGTATGAATACCTTTTGCCTGGTGACCGGCTAGGCAACCCGCACTCTGTGCGCGATACAGCTGCTATTGGCGGCAACATCAGCGTCGATTGGGAAATCCACGGCGACAAGCTGCTGACAAATCTGGAGTCTGTCTATATCGACTACCAGTACCAGACACCAGAATATGCAATGCCGCAATACTTTGTGCAGTTGCTGAAGTACATGATTGCTTGGCACGTTGCGGAGCCTATTACCGAGCAGGGCGACAAGGCGTTGCGCTGGCGGCAGATCGCTGTTGGCGACCCAGCTGAAAATGGGCGCGGTGGATTCTTCCGGCAAGCTGCTGTGATTGATGGCAAGAATCAGCCGGTGCGCGTTATTGAAGATTACACCTTGGTTTCGGTGAGGAACTAATGGCACGCTTCGTTGACTTCACAACGAACTTCTCGACGGGCGAGCTCGACCCGTTACTGCGTGCGCGTGTCGATCTGCAGCAGTATGGCAATGCGCTGGCCAAGGCAACGAATGTCCTGATACAGCCGCAAGGTGGCCTGCGTCGCCGCCCAGGCTTAAAGCATATTCTTGAGCTGCCCAATACCAGCACAGAGTCTGCAGGCAATGGCGTGCGCCTGGTGCCATTCTCATTTTCTGTCGATGATTCCTACATGCTGTGCTTTACGCATAACCGCATGTATGTCATCAAGAATGGCGTAGTGCAGGCCAACATCAACGGCAGCGGAAATAACTACCTGACCACCACCATCGGCAGCAGCATCGTTGACGATATGTGCTGGACGCAGTCGGCTGATACGCTGATTGTGGTGCATCCCGACCTGCAGCCAGTGCGCATAACACGCACCAGCGACACAGCTTGGACGGCCACCACGATCACCTTTGACAGCATTCCTAAGTACGCATTCAACATTAACTTTGATACAAACATCGGCTCGACACTGACACCATCTGCGGTATCAGGAAACATCACGCTGACAGCCTCTGCAACTAACCACGACAGCGGCGCAGCACAGGCTGGCACCAGCACCACGATCACGCTGAAATCAACATCTAGCGCTACTGATGACATCTACAACGGCATGTATGTCACGATCACTAGCGGCACAGGTGCTGGCCAGATCAGGATTATTGAAGACTATGTCGGCAGCACCAAGGTGGCAACGGTAACCCCAGCATGGACGACAGCGCCAACGAGCGCAAGCAATTACGCAGTCACCACTTGGACAACAGAGTCGGTCAATCAGTACGTCAATGCCAGCCCACAGGGTCGGGCAAGGATTACGAGATACATATCGTCAACGGTTGTCGAGGCTGTTACCGAATACCCATTCTTTAACACCACGGCCATTGATGCTGGCCGCTGGGAGCTTGAACACAATTACGAGGATGTCTGGTCGAGCACCAGAGGCTGGCCACGGTCAGTAACTTTCCATGAGGGTCGGCTGTACTTTGGCGGCAGTAAGTCGCGGCCATCGACCGTGTGGGGCAGCAAGATCGGGCTATTCTTTGACTTTGTGCCGTTTGAATCTTTGGACGATGATGCGGTCGAAGCGACGCTAGACACCAACGATCTGAACGTCATCACCGACATCATCAGCTCGCGTGACTTCCAAGTGTTCACGACTGGCGGTGAATTCTTTGTGCCGCAGCAAGGTACTGAACCGATCACCCCGCTGACCTTTACGTTTAAGAACGTCAGCCGAAATGGCATCAAGCCTGGCACGCGGGTGCAGTCGGTTGAGTCTGGCTCGGTCTACATCCAGCGCCAGGGTAAGTCGCTCAATGAGTTTCTCTTTAGCGACACCCAGCTGACCTACATCACCCAGCGGATCTCGTTGCTGTCTGGCCACCTGCTGAAGGGGCCGCAGCGGATTGCTTTGCGTCGGGCATCTAGTACAGAAGAGGCAGATCTGTTGCTAATGACCAACGCCAACGACGGCACAATGGCAGTCTTCTCCATTATGCGCAGCCAGCAGATTACGTCGCCCTCTGAGTACACCACCGATGGTGAGTTTATCGACGTTGGCGTGGATGTCACTCAGATCTATGTCGTGACTAAACGTGTGTTTAATGGCACCACAAGGTACTTTGTTGAGCGTTTCCAAGATGATCTGTATACCGACTGCGCATTTACAGGTGGCGCTGCAGCTAGTGCCTCCAGCCTGCCGCACATTGCCAAGTCGCTGAACGTCATTACCGACGGCGTGCCGCAGACTAACGAGACTGTTAGCGGTGGCGGCTCGGTGACGTTTGACCGGGCATCAACTACAGGCTACGAGGTTGGCTTGCCGATTACGGTCTATGTCAAAACCATGCCGGTTGAGATCAAGCTGCAGACCGGTAGCCGGGTATCGTTTAAGAAGCGTATCGTTGAGATCAGCGCGGTGCTGGAAGAGACACAAAACATTGTGCTGAATAATCAGCCGGTGGCGTTTAGGCTGTTGGATAATCCGTTGCTGGATGACCCAGAGCCTACCTTCACCGGCATCAAGCGGGTCAATGGCGTGCTGGGTTACAGCCGCGAGCAGTCGATTGAGGTGTCGCAGAATCTGCCACTGAAGATGAACTTGCTCGGCCTTGACTATCGCGTGGCCGTTTACTCGGGAACATAGACATGGCAGCACCTACTGATACAAGCGCATACTGGAATCAGCCCGTAATGCGAAGCGCTCCAGCAGCAGCGAGCGCTGGCAACATTTCGGGCGGGATGATAGTCGCAGGCGCTGGATTAATTTCCTCCTATGCTGCTTCGCAGGCGCAGCTGGCTGCTGGCATCCAGCAGCAGACAGGTTACCTGCTGCAGGCACGCGATAACCTGGCGGTGGCCGAGGTTCGCGCAGAGATGTCGGATCAGTATGCGCAGATCCAAGCTGGCCGGATGTTGAAGAAGGCGCAGGTTGAAGCGCAGAATTACCAGATCGCTGGCAACCAACTGCTGAAGAATCTAAGGGCAACCAATGCCACCGCCAGAGCTCGAGCTGCTGCGTCGGGTGTGGCATTTGGCGAAGGCAGCGCAGCTGCAATCCAGCGCGAGAATGTGCAGGCCACCATGTTTGATGTTGGCATTGCTGATCTGAACGCGCTGACAGCTCGCGTGCTTGGGTTTGAGGATGCGTCTGCGATGATCCAATCGACTGACTACCAGAACTTCCTGAACGTGTTTGCAGCACAGCGACAGGCTGGCCAGTTTACTCAAGCTGGCAAAGCTGCGCGTCAGCAGGCTGGCTTGTTGGCTGGTGCCACATTGACCCGTGGCGCAATAGAGTTTGCCCAAACTGGCTACAGATCATAAGGCAACAACATGGCAACCAGAATTGAATCCGGTCGAATCCAAATAGATGCACCAGGCAGCGTGCCGATGGAACGCATCGCGCCGCAGCAGGTTGATTTTATGACTGCAGCCAGAGAAGAGGCCAGAGGCGCGGCCACAATGGCTGACATCATTGACCGCATGTCAACAACTGTGTTTGGCATGGCCAAGGAAATGGCGCAAGAAGAGGCGCTGCGGTTTGCTGCAGAAAACCCAATCACTGATCAACAGCTCGCGCTTGCCAGAGAGGGATTGCCATCAGCAATTCCTGGCGTTGGTGGAATGGCTAATGATGTAACGGTCTATGGCAAGGCATTGCAAAAGGCTCGCACGCTGCAGCTGTCTGGTTATTTTGAGATGGAAGGCCGCAACGAATTAGCAAAGCTGCTAGTTGATGTGCAGAACGGCAAAGCATCTTCGACAGATGTCGCAAATAAGATTTCTGTTGTGACCGATGGGTACGCCAAGTCGTTAGCCAAGATTGATGGCGAGGCATCCATCAAGCTGCGTGCAACGATGGCAACGCATGGCAACACGGTGCTGAACGCTGCCTATGAGGCTGAGTTAAAGCGCAAGAAATCGCAGGACATCACCAAGTTTGACTTGGACTTTGACAACACAATCCAGCTTCTAGAGGCTACTGTTTCCAGAGGTTTCTGGATTGATCAAAATGGTGAGCAAAGATCAATCAATGATCTTGCCAAGAATATAGAAATTAACATTGCCAATCAGTCGCTACTGATCGGTGACGCTGGCGTGCAAAAAGAATACAGTGAGAAGTTTCGCGTTGCGTTGCGCACAGCAAAAATTAATGCTGTGACTAAACATGTTATGAGCGACGAGTTTATGGCAGATCCAACGGTCGGGCTCAACAAAATCAGAACTGGCGACGTCGGCAAGATGTCTCAAGTATTGAAGGAAATGGTAGCAACTGATTTTGACGCTGTTGCCAAAGTAACTGCCAACTATATGCTGGCCGTTAATCAGAAAGAAGAGATTGCACGACGCAAGCGAGATGATGAGAAGCGTGTTGCAGAAGCAACAGCGATTGATTTGCTTGAGCAGATATATCCAATCAAAGACACCAAAAACCCAACACGCATAAAACTTGTTGAGAAACTAATGGCGCTGCCGCCTGGGTCGCTTCCTATTGGAACGATCAAGGATCTTCTCGAGCCGGAGAAAGAAGGATCTGGTGATTTGTTGGCTGAATACAATGCGGAAGGTTTAATCTTTGATAACAAGATTACTACCAAAGCGCAGCTAGATAGAATTCCTGGTTTAAACCTTAAACAAAGAATGTCATTGCAACGGTTGATGAATAAGGAAAATAAATCTGGCGATAGAGAGCTAGATTCTGGATTGAACAAACTTGCCGGTATAAATGCCGATCCTGGAACAATTGTTGTGCTTGACAAGAACAGCGAAGAATTTAAACGCAAACAAAGGTTAAAAATTAGATCTTTAGAAATACAGTCTGAGGCAATAGCAAAAGGCGAAACAATAAATGAGCGTCAAGTTTTGAATAAACTTGAATCTGAAATTTTTGCAAAAGCAAATACTTCTGAAGCAAAGCAAGCCAAGGAATCGCTTGATTACTATGTGATTGATAAGTCTGGTCGAGCAAAGCAAGATCGGGATTGGATTACCGGCCCGATCAATCGGCAGACTTTGCCAGCGCTAAAGCAAAAAGCTGGAACTGATCCAAAGAAACTGCGCCAGATCCAAGAACTTGAGCGCTTGTTAAAAATATCTGAGGGAGGCTGAAGTGGCATACAGCCAAATTGAACAGCGTTACATGGACATGATTGTGGAGGGGTACTTCCCCACCACGCCACCAGAGCCTGCGCCAGAGGAGCCTAGCCTAGAGGGTGTCCAGCTGGCCGCTGGCCCAAGCAAGACGCGCACAGATGCGCCTGCTGGTGCTGGCTTGCCTAAAGCGCCGACCACGCCTGAACAGGCTGCGGAGATGATGCGCAATATGCCGCTGGCAACGCAATCGGAAATGATCATGCGCAGGATTGCAGAGGATCAGAAGGCTGGCGTTGTGGGCTCTGTCATTCCAAAAGATATGACGCTGCGTGAAAAGCTGGCTTCTGGTATGCAGCAGATGCTGATTGACAACGCCGGCATGGACAATGTTCGCGCACGCAGGCTGGCGCAAACCATGTTTGGCGGCGAGAGCTCTGGCGCACCGCTTGGCATTGGCTTAGTTGATGTTTCGCCGTTTGTTATTCCACTTGCCGCGCAGGAAGCAGGCATCTCTGCTGGTGAGGCAAGAGAGGCTGCGCAAGCGGGTGAGTATGGCCAAGCCGCATTGAGCTACGGAACTGGCGTGCTGCAGGGATTGGATGTTGTGCCTGGCGTTGCGCTTGCCGCAAAAGGTGGCAAGGCTTTGGGTGAGGCGCTGGCACCGGTTGCCGGCGAGATGGTTGAAGGCTACATGCGGAAAACTGGCGGGCTTATGGATGTCGCGCCTAGCAAATTTAATCCAGCTACAGAATTGCCAAAAGCAGTTGATACTGTTGCCACAAATCCTGATTTAAAAATCTATTTGCCTCAAGCTCAACGAGCTCCATCTGTTGCGCTGCGTTTGGCTGGCGTGCCAATTGATGGCACAGGTCAAAAGGGAACAATTACTGTTAATGATGTTGGAATAATTTTAGAAAAGTCACAACTTGCGTTAAATAAAAATAAACCGCTAGATCCAACAAAACCAAAAGATCTGGCAAAAATGGTTGATTCGGCTACGGCTGAAGCTGAATATCAAATGTCTCAACCAATTAGCGGTGCTACTTGGTACGAAGATGACGTTCATCAGGCGTTTATGTTGGGCTCAAAAATTATTCCCGAGCTTGCAACCGATGAACCGCTTCGCGTAATGACCACAGCATTTTCTGCGTCAACTAGCTACAACAAACGAGCTGGGGAAAATTGGCCGGTTGCTTTGCGTATCACAGAACACTTGATGAAGACCGGCCAGATGGCATCACGCAATCCAGATAATGGAAAGCTGTGGGGCGGCACAACTGGGCCAATCATGGAGCAGCAATTAAAATTGCATGATTACATGATTAAAAGAATGGGCATGGACAAGTATGCCGAATGGCTACTGACCCCGCACACAGTAAAAGAAATTATAGAAATGCGAGCCGCATCTGGTCTTTACAAAAGCCCAGGAATACCAGGTAAAGCAAATGATATGAAGATGGGCGCTTTTATTATGGGTGAAAAGGGTGGCCCTTTCTTTTTAAATCTTAATGGTATTAAAGAGACAACTGCTGACAAGTGGTTTACCAGAACTTACAACAGGCATGTAGGTACTTTGACCCAAGGCAACGTAAGCGAGCAGGGTCTGGTAGATGCCCCGCGCAATGAAGCCGAGCGGGCCATAATGAAGCAATGGAACAGGGCTGTTGCATCAAATATAAAACTAGACGAGCAGGCAAACCAAGCTGTTTTGTGGTACTACGAACAAAGCCTATATTATAATTTGGGCGTAAAGTCAGCCAGATCGGAGAGCTTTTCAGATGGAGCCAAAAACCTACTCAATGCCAGAGGAATCCCCTTCACCGAGTCCGAGCTCGCTGGAGCTAGAAGCCTCCGCAATGCGCGTCAAACTTCAACAGAATCGACAAGCGCTGGAGAGCCAGGGAATCCAATCAGCGTCGGACAAGCTACGCCAGCTGCAAGGACAAGAGTAACCAGGAGCCGTCCAGCTCCAAAGACAGGAGCTGAATAATGGCAACCGCACCACTTGAGCAGCGCCTCGGTTCCATCCTGCCTGACGTACCTACACCGCCGACCGGCGAGGTGCCGCTAGAGCCGTTTCCAATGGAAGCAGCCGCCGATCCGATAGACATGCCGAGCGGCGACCCTGGCTCGCCTAACATGGACGGGATGCAGGTTGCTGGCCTTGGCTCTGTTCTGCGCAAGGTGGTCACCGAGGCAAAGCCAAGCGCTGGCCGCAGAATCGTTAGCGATGCTGTGCCGGCTGATGCTCTGCCAGAGGCTGCAAAGGTTGGCCGAGTTACCGTAATTCCAGAAGCTGGCGAGCCGCTCACCACCCAGGTGCAGCAGGCTACGCAGGCTAGAAAAGCAGCCGGTGCCACCAAGGGCAAGCCGAGCCCAACGACAGCCGAACGTGCTGCTGGTGTGCCTGTTGAGCCGTTCAACCTGTCTCGCTATCAGAGTGAAGATGCAGCTGCCGTGATTGGTGGCGTGGCCGATGCGCTGGGCATTAAGACCAAACGCGTCACCTTTGATGAGATCAAGAAGAAAGCGGAAGACAGCGGAATCAGCGAGTCTTTTCTCGCTCGCTTGACATCACCAGACGGCACGATGCTGCCGAGCGCTGTGGATACCTACAAGGCTTTGCAGGTGCTGGAGTCTAGCGCTGTTGAGCTTGATCGTTTATTCAAGCTGGTTGATTCTGGCGCTGCATCTGACATTGACAAGCTGGCACTGCGTCAGCAAATCGCTTTTCACGGGCTGATACAGAAGGGCGTTAAGGGTATCCAAACCGAGACAGCCCGAGCTCTGGCCGTTATGCGTATGCCACGCGATGGCAAATCGCAGGCACTGCGCCAGGTACTAGATGAGTTTGGCGGCGACAATGCGCTGACCGATATGGCTCGGTCTTATCTGTCGCTTGAGACACGCGCAGCCAAAAATGCAATGGTCGAAAAGTCTATGATGTCCGGCGTTAAGGATGTCTGGATGTCAACTTGGATCAATGGCCTGCTATCGTCGCCGGTCACCCACGCAAAGAACATTGTCTCGAACTCGCTGTTCGGTCTGTACCAGATCCCCGAGCGGCTGGTGGCTGGCCTATATTCCAATTACCTACCGCAGAAGATCCGGGCTGGCGAGCTGCCGCCTGGGCTGCGCTGGTTTGGCGACAGGGTGCCAGGTAGTGCAGAAGAGCGCATTGAGCTGGATGAGGCGTTGACGATGACGCTGTCGCTGCGCAATGCCATCAAAGAAGGTTTAGAGCTGGCATCCAAGGCATGGAGCTCAAACGCACCACAGCTGGATATTGCCAGCAAGGTTGAGCTCAGTCGCGCTCCGATGGAAAGCATGGGCGAGACACTGCAGCGCATGACCGGCGCAAAGCAGGACAGCTGGATTGGTAAAGGGCTGGACTATTACGGCACAGCGGTGACGCTGCCTGGCCGTGCGTTGATGACCGAGGACGAATTCTTCAAGGGCTTTGGATACCGTTTGCAAATGAATGTAGTGGCCACCAGGCGCTCAAAGAAAATCTACCGCGATGCAATTGACGCTGGCATGTCAGAGCAAGACGCGACTGCAAAAGCCACGCAAGAATTGCAAGACATGTTGCAAAACCCGCCGAGGGATTTAGATGAGGCGGCGATGGCATATGCCAAGGAAGGCACTTTCCAAGCGGATCTGCCGCCAGGTCTGGCCAAGCTGCAGAATGTTTTTAACCATCCGGCGCTCAAGATTGTGGTGCCATTCTTTAAGACCCCAGCCAACATTGGATTGAATGTTGTGGAGCGCACACCATTTGCGCCACTATCGTCACGCTGGCGGCAGGAGATCGCAGCTGGTGGGCCAGAGCGCGACATGGCGCTGGCCAAGGTATCTTTTGGCTCAACGGTGCTGGCAGGCTTTGCCTTGTGGGCTGCAGAAGGTGGCTTGACCGGTCGCGGCCCGGAGCGCAAAGAAGAGCGCGACGCATTGATGCGCACCGGCTGGCAACCATACAGCATGAAGATGGGTGACAAGTGGTATTCGTTCCAAGGCATGGAGCCGATTGGCGCACTGATGGCCATCGCTGCCGACTACGCCGAGTACGCCAAGCATGAGCCCGATGCCGGCAAGGTCGAGGAAGTTTTCCTCGGCGCGACCTACGGCCTGTATGAGTACCTAAAAGAGCAGCCTTATCTGCAGGGTATCGCTGATGTTGGCAAGCTGATTGGCTTCAATGAATCTGGCCGGGTAGATGGCGAGAAGATTGTCAACGGTTTGGCCAAGCAGTTTGGTGGCTTTGTAATTGGCGGCTCACCTGGTGGCGTTTACAGCTCTGCTGTGGCCAATATTGATCGCCTGCTAGACCCGACCAAGAAGGACACCAAAGCCAGCCCGGATCTGCCTATGGGCGTGCGTGGGTTTGTCGAAGCATTCAACCAGTACCGCAGCCGCCTGCCTTACTTTAGCGAATCGGTGCCAGAGGCGCTGAACTTGTGGGGCGACACAATGAAACGCAGCCAGGGTAACCCGCTGGAACTGGTGCTGCCGACCAGGGTATCGCCGGATCAATTTTCTGAGGTGGATGATCTGCTGGTTGAGATTGGCTCACCAATCGGCGTGCCTGACCGCAAGACATCATTCACCCTGGGCGAGGGCGAGGGATCAGCCTCTGCGCCGATAGAGCTGTCGCCGGAACAGTACAACCGACTGCTGACCATCTACGGCAAAGAAACTGATGCCAAGCAGACAATTCTCGATACCATGACGATGCCAGGCTTTGACCTGTTGCCACTGGATCAAAAGCAGAAGATGGTGCAGAAGGTACACAGCAAATACATGGGGTTTGCAAAACAGAAACTAATGTCAGAATATCCTGAAATTCAAGACAAAATCATGGACATTGGCGAGGCGCGTCAGTCTTTTGGCATCTATTACAAACCAGATTAAGCTAGTAAAATTTTGACAAGGAAGGAATATAAATCATGGGCGTGCCAATTAACAATGTGACAAGGCGGGTGGTCTATGCCGCAAGCGGCACCGGCCCGTACAACTTTACGTTTGAGATCCTGGCTGCAGGCGACATCGCGGTGTACCGGGATAACACGCTGCTGACGATCACGACCGACTACACGGTAACGATCAATACCAACGGCACCGGCTTTGTGACGCTGACGGCGACACCCACAGGTGCAACGCAGATCGCCATTGTCGGCAACCGCACCATCCAGCGCACCACAGACTTTGTGACCGGTGGCGACTTCTTTGCCAACACGCTGAACGACGAACTGGATCAGCAGACTATCTTCAACCAGCAGAATGCCGAGGGTCTGAACCGTGCGCTGCAGGCACCGCAGACTGATCCGACCACGATCAACATGACCCTGCCTGCGAAGGCATCCCGCGCCAATAAGACGCTGTCATTCGATGCTGATGGCAATCCTACGCCGGGTGTCTCTGCGGCTGATGTGGCCAACGCGGTGACCTATGCGACCAATGCTGCGAACTCTGCGACCGCAGCTGCGGCATCGGCAAGCGCTGCTGCGAGCTCTGCCTCTAGCGCGTCGAGCTCGGCCAGCACAGCGACGACTCAGGCCAGCAATGCGTCAACCTCTGCGTCGAATGCTTCGACCAGCGCGACCAACGCATCCAATTCAGCAAGTGCAGCGGCAACCTCTGAAACCAATGCTGCAAGCTCAGCTTCGGCTGCGAGTACCTCGGCCAGCAACGCATCTACCAGCGCCAGCAATGCCGCATCGTCGGCCTCTGCTGCCAGCACTTCTGCCAGTAATGCAAGTACAAGTGCAACTAATGCCGCCAACAGTGCAACCGCTGCGGCCACAAGTGAAACAAATGCAGCGGCTTCGGCTGCTTCGGCGGCTGCTGCCTTGGATAGTTTTGATGACCGCTACCTTGGCGCGAAGACTGCTGACCCGACGGTGGACAACGACGGCAACGCGCTGGTAACTGGTGCGCTGTACTACCGCACCACCACGCCTGTCGGGATGAAGGTCTACGACGGCGCTCAGTGGATTGAGGCTTCCGCTGCCCAGCAGTCGCTGCTGGTGACCTACGAGTATGTCGCGACCGCAGGCCAGACCACCTTCTCCGGCACAGATGCCAATGGCGCGACTCTCTCTTATGTCGCCAACAGCATCAGCGTATCGTTGAATGGCGTGACGCTGCGCCCCGGTGATGACTACACCGCGACCAACGGCACCAGCGTTGTGCTGAATGTTGCTGCTGCGCTGAATGATGATCTGATGGTAATCGCCTTCGCTGTGTTCAACGTGGCAAACGCTGTCGCCAAGACCGGCGACACAATGACGGGTGCGCTGAATCTGCAAGCGAACTTGGTATTCGACGGCAACGCACGGCGCATCACTGGCGACTTCAGCAATGCGACGATTGCTAACCGTGTGTTGTTCCAGACGAGTACGGCTAACTCTAATTCCTCTCTGGGTGTTATCCCAAACGGAACAGCGCAACAAGGAAACATTCGCTTATACAACAACTCAGACCCAACTAACGCATCAATTCTTGAAGCGCTTTCTGGCGGCGGCGGCGAGGTTTCCGTTCGTTCCGGCATCACAGGAACCGGCACCTACCTCCCCATGACCTTCTGGACGAATGGCAGCGAGACAGCGCGTTTAAGTGCCACGGCAAAGACTTTGATTTTATCTGGTGGTGACACAACTGCAAATGGCACAGGCATCACCTTCCCTGCTACGCAATCCGCATCATCTAACGCAAACACGCTGGATGATTATGAGGAAGGGACTTGGACTGGCACATTAAAAGGTGTCACTACCAACCCAACAACTCCAGTCACGGCTACTGGCAAATACACAAAAATTGGTCGGCAAGTAACAATAGCTATTTATTTTAATGGTGTTACTACAACTGGCGCGTCAGGACTTGCTTTTGTTGATGGATTGCCGTTTAGCGAAGATGGGACAAGAGCTATTGCTACTGTAGGCACTTTTCTTTTTGATTTAAATACTGGCACAAGTGTGTTTGGAGATTTTTCAGGCGCAGCAGTTTATTTACAAGCATCAAAAGACGATGCATCATGGGTTGATGTGCTTCATAACCCCGGCACGTTCCGTTACCTAAGAATTACTGGCACTTATTTTGTATCTTAATTATCTGCATTGGACTGATGCAGACGGAAAGGAAAACTCATGATTACCAAAGAAACAGTTGTGGATCAAATTACTGTGGTTGAGAACGGCATTGTGCTGTACCGCGAAGCCACTCGCATCATTGAAGACGGCAAAGTGCTGACGCAGACTTATCACCGCACAAGCCTGACACCGGGGCAAGACCTTGCTGGTCAGCCTGCTAACGTGGTCGCCATCGCGCAAGTAGCATGGACTCCTGAAGTGATCGCTGCGTATCAAGCACAGCAAGCCGCATTGGAGGCCAAATAATGCCACGATCCAGAGAACTAGCAGAACTTGCCACCAGCTATGACAGCGGTGGCTCACTTGGTTTCCGTAACCGCATCATTAACGGTGACTGTAGGATCGACCAGCGGAATAACGGGGCGAGTGTGACTCCTGCTGCCGATGGCTATACCATTGATCGTTGGTTTCATCAGCTTAGTCAAGCAAGCAAGATTTCGGTTCAGCGTAGTACGACTGCACCAGCAGGGTTTATAAATTCTGCACTTATTACCTCGCTATCAGCCTACTCAGTTGGTGTTAATGATTTTTTTAATATTGTTCAGGCGGTTGAAGGCTTAAACGTAGCCGATCTCGGTTGGGGTACAGCAAATGCTCAAACAATAACAATATCTTTCTGGGTTCGCAGTTCTTTGACTGGTACTTTTGGAGGCGCTGTTTTAAACAATAACCAGAGTCGAGCATACCCATTTACATATACTATTTCAGCAGCAAACACATTTGAGCAAAAGACGGTAACTATTGCTGGTGACACAAGTGGAACGTGGTTAACGACAAACGGTATTGGTTTGCGATTGTCGTTTGGTTTAGGCGCAGGTTCTAACTACAGCGCAGCAGCGGGTGCGTGGGCGTCTGGCGTTTACCTATCCGCCACAGGCGCCACCAGCGTAGTCGGAACCAACGGCGCAACCTTCTACATCACCGGCGTACAACTAGAAGCTGGCTCAGTAGCAACACCGTTCGAGCGCAGAGATTATGGGCGTGAGTTGATTATGTGCCAGCGGTATTTGCCTGCATATACAGGTGGTGTTGAGATGCTCGGTTATTGGGATGGAACCAATAGTGCGAAAATTGTTGCCCCATTTCTTGTTGAATCCCGTGTAGCTCCAACTGGCGTAACAACTTCAGGTAGTTTTAATATCCATGCCCCCGGGTCAGGTAGCCCTGCCACAACCTCAATAGCATTTGCCAGAGCAACAACAACATCTGGAAGGCTTACCTGTGATGTTGCATCTGGAGGATTATCTACTTCAGCTGCTGCCGCATTAAATAGTTCGGCTGGGAAAATTCTTTTTACAGGATGTGAACTATGAGCGAACCAATTTGGAAACTAATGCCATTAGAGCCTATGCAAACAACTCAAGTGGTATGGCGCGAATGGCCTGATGGTCGGCAAGAGTCTTGCCTTGTGACCGCTGAAGAATATGTAAAGTGGCTTGAAGAAGGCGGTCAACCATTGCCGCCAGACGAGGTGTCAGGTGAATGATTGGCTGACTAACCTTGGCGTTGGTGCTGGCGCTGCTGTGGCCGGTGCCTATGCTATGTACCGCAAAGTGCTGGCTGACAACCGCGAAGGCCGCATCAACAGCACGACTGACGCTGCTACCCAGCAGGTCATCCAGATGCTGCGGGATGAGGTGTCACGCCTGTCTGATCGGCTGGCTGCGGTCGAAGAGCAGAACCGTAAGTGCGAGGAAGCTAACGATGCCTTGCGCGAAGAGATCATCAGCATGAAGAAGCAGCTCCACCTGTTCTGATGTTGTGCTTGATCCGATCACAATTGCTGCGGCTTACAAAGCCTGTACCACAGCAATCGATCTTGCCAAGCGCGGAGTCGAGCTCTACAAGCAGATTAAATCCACGAGCGGGGATGTCAGCGACGTACTGAAAGACCTGCGGGAGCAGTACAACAGAATAGCCAGCCCGAGTAAGGAGCAGACGAAGCAGTACAACGAAGAGGTAAAGAAGGTGCAGGAAGTGGCGAAGGCCGCACCGGATGATGTGCTGAATGACATCTGGAGCAACTTGGGCAACTTCATTGACCAGTACGAGGCGCTTGCAAAGATATATGTGCAGAGCGAGGCAGCAGCGAAGGAGGTTTACAAGGGTGATCTGTCGCTAGGTCGTAGGGCTCTGGAGCGTATCCGTCTGGAGTCTAAGCTGGACGAGATGCTGGCGCAGGTGCGAGAGCAGATGGTCTACAACACGCCACCAGAGCTGGGGTCTGTGTGGTCAAGGTTTGAGAAGGCATGGCACGACATTCAGAATGAGCAGGCCGATGCGTTAGCAGCAGAGACAAGAAAATTACAGGCGGCTAGATGGCAACGAAGGCAGGCGGTAAATCGGCTCAAGGGTCGTCTGGTATGGATTGGGGCAGTCGTGTTCGTAATTCTGTGGGCAGTGGGTCTAATGTGTCTAATAATCAGAAGCGGGATGATGACAATGTCCCTTGGACTTTATTAGTTACGGTGATGGCTATAGTGCTGACGTTTTTTATTGTCATGCCACTGCTCGCGTTTATGTACTATGACATGTGGTTCGCCCACCAGGCTGCAATGCATGAAGTAAAGAAGATGAAACAATTGAGGCGTGAAATACAGGAAGAGCGGAGGCAAGGCAATGCTTACGGAAGGCCAACTGAAGCAACTGATACCCGGGAATAAGTATGTGTCCTATTGGCACAACGCACTGGAGCAGCTGCTGCCGGACTATGACATCAACACACCCCAGCGCATTGCATCCTTTATTGCTCAATGCGCACATGAGTCTGGCAACTTCACAGCGCTGAAAGAGAATCTCAACTACAAGTGGGAAACCCTGCGCAGGTTATTCCCGAAATACTTTTCTACCGATGAACTTGCCAAAGATTATGCTAGCCGCCCAAACCGGCAAGAGGCTATTGCAAACCGCATCTATGCTGGCCGCATGGGCAATGGCGATGAGTCTAGTGGCGATGGCTTTCGCTACTGTGGCCGTGGTCTTATCCAGCTCACTGGACGATCAAACTACCAGGCATTTGCTGACAGCATTGAGGTTGACGGCAGGCCACTGAATATCGATGAGGTGCCTGAGTACCTGGCTACCTTCGAAGGCGCTGCACAGTCTGCCTGCTGGTTTTGGGAAACCAATAACCTGAACAAGTTTGCTGACGCTGATGACATCCTGAACATGACCAAGCGGATCAACGGCGGCACGATAGGACTGCAAGACCGCATCAAGCATTACAAACACGCGCTGCATGTGCTGGGGGTCAAATGAGATACCTGCTGATTCTGCTGCTGTTGGTTGGGTGTGAGGATCGCTTTCGTTATCCATGTCAGGACAACAAGAACTGGAACAAGCCTGAGTGCCAAAGACCGACCTGCGCGGTGACCGGTACTTGCCCCGACCAGCTGGTGCCAGCTGCTGACTTTAAGCCGGAGGAACAGAAACCATGAAGTGGACTCCAGATCAAATTGATTCGATCATCAAGCTAG